CGGGCAACGCCTCTGCGGTGACGAAGGCGACCTTCGAGGACAGCGACGCCGAGGTCATGCTCACCGCCACGGTCGGCACGTCGGGCAACGACATCAACCTGTCGAGCACCACGATTGGCGCGGGCGATACGGTGGCGGTCTCGGCGCTCACGGTGACCTGCCCCGCGAGCTAATGACGGTGGGGCGGCGGTCGGCCACCCGTCGTCCGTGACGTTCCTGGCCGAGAGGTAAAACGTGGCCGGGTTTAAGTCACCACTCGCATTCTGGCTCGGCGGAGCCGGGAAACCGATTGATGGTTCCGTGCGCTCGCTGCTCGCCTTTTGGATGGGCGGCGCGGCGGCTGGTGAAATCACCGGCACGGGTGCGATCACCCTCGGCGCCATCGAAGTCAGCGGTACGGGCGAACGGGTCATCCCCGGCACGGGTGCGATCACCCTCGGCGCGCTGACCGTCGAGGGGCTTGGCGAGATTTCGCACACCGGGACCGGGGCGATCACGCTCGGGCCGGTCACGGTGGACGGGACTGGAACCGTCACGCCGCTACAGGCCGCGTTCGTCTCTCCGCTGGGCTTCTGGCTCGGCGGTGCCGGCGGTGGCGTTTCGGCGGACGTAACCGGCACTGGATCACTGACCCTCGGCGCGATCACAGTCGCCGGAACCGGCACGGTCGGCGGCGAGATCGGCGGCGGCGGTGACATCGGCGAGGAAATCACCGGCTCGGGGGCTATAACCCTCGGTGCGCTGACTGTCGCAGGCACGGGCGAGCGATCGGTTACGGGCACGGGGGCAATCACCCTCGGGCCGCTGGTCGTCTCAGGGACCGCCACGCGCAGCGTCACGGGCGAAGGCGCGATCACGCTCGGCGCCGTGGAGGTGGCCGGCGAGGGCGTAGCGTTCACCGGCTCAATCGGTGACGGCGCGATCACGCTTGGTCCGATCACGGTTGAGGGCGCCGGCACGATCAGCCGAACGGCCTCGGGTGCGATCACGTTGGGCGCGCTTCAGGTGGCCGGCACCGGCAGCGCCACGAAGGACGTGACCGGCGAAGGCTCGATCACGCTCGGCGCAATCCAGGTCTCTGGGACCAATATCGTCGCGCCGGACAAAGTGGGCGGCGACGATCGACTGCACCGTGGCTGGGACAAGCGCCGCGCCAAGCTCAAGCTCAAGCGCGAGCGCGAATTCGCGGAGCAGATCAGGGACATCTACCGCGAACTAACGGGCGACCCGCGCACCGCGGAACGCGCCGAAGCGATCCTAGCGCCCGTGCTGCCGCCCGAGCCGGCGAGGGGCGAGACCGACGCGGCCCGCACCGAAGCGCTCGAGGCACGCGCCGAGACGCTGCGCCGCCGCGCCGATGCGATGGACGCCGAAGCGATGCAGGCCGAGATCGCGCTGCGGATCCTGTACCGCGAACTGCGTGACTGGCAGGAACAAGACGACTGGCAGGCCATCGAGTCGCTGCTACCCGAGGTGCTGTGATGCCTTTGTACCGCTATTTCTGCCGCGAATGCGACCGCGAGGAAGACGCCTTTCAGTCAGTGGACGAGCGCCACAACGGGCCGCACTGCCACGGGCCGATGCAGATCCTGATCTGCGCTCCAAACGTGATGGGCGACCTCCCCGGCTACGAATCCCCCACGACGGGGCGCTGGATCGAGGGCCGTGCCGCACGCAGGGAGGATCTGAAGCGGTCGAACGCCCGACCCTACGAAGGCTTCGAGCAGGAGAAGAAAGAAGCCCAGCGACGACGACAGGAAGCCGAGGCGAAAGCCGACGCGAAGCTCGACAAAGTGATCCGTGAGACCTACGCCACCTTGCCGCCCGCCAAACGACGGGCACTGGAGACGCCATGACCGACGAAACGCTCGCAACCGAGCCCGTAGCAGTTGAATCCGCCCCGGTTGAGGCGGTCGAAGCCGCTGCACCTGTCGAGGCCAAGCCGCGCGCGATGGAGGACACCATCCGCGAGACGTATCGCGAACTGACCGAGCCGAAGTCCGAGCGGGTGCGTGGTGAAAACGGCAGGTTCCTGCGCGCCGAGTTGACTGAGACGGCACCCGAGGTTGCGCTTGATGCCGCCCCCGAGGTCGCGCCCGAGATTGCCCCCGTCGAGCCGAAACCGTGGGAAGCCCCACCGAACACCTGGAAGAAGGACACCGCGGCCCTGTTCGCGGCCCTCCCTGAGCCCGTGAAGCAGGAAATCCACCGTCGCGAGGAGGACTTCCACAAGGGCATTTCGCAGTACAAGGACGCCGCGGCGTTCGGGCACAGCATGTTCGAGGACATCGCCCCACACTTCGACGCGATGCGGCAGCTCGGCGGCACGCCGAAGGAAGTCGTGCGCGACGTGATGAACGCATGGCGCTCGCTCGCGACTGGCACGGCTGAACAGAAACGCGCCACTCTGTTGCAGCTTGCAAACGGATACGGTATCAATCTCGCGGAGTCCGCCCCGCCCTCCTACGAGAGCCAAGCGGCCCCGGAGATCGCGCCCGTTCTACAGCGGTTGCAGCATCTCGAGTCAACGATTCAAGAAAGCCAGCGCGCTCGAGCCGAGGCCGAGCACGCCGAGCGGGTCAGCCAGGCGCAGAAGTTCCTGAACGATCCCTCGCGCGAGCACATCGACCTCGTGTTCGACGACATGCTGGCACTGGTCCGGGGCGGAATCGATCCAGACACCGCTTACAACAAAGCCGTCTGGGCCCACCCGGAAGCGCGCGCGAAGCTCCTCGCCAAGCAGGATGCGGAGCGCAAGGCGCGTGAAGCGGCCGAGGCCGCCGCTGCCAGAAAGGCCGCCGCTGTGAACGTGCAGCGCCGTGGGACACCCCCGGCCAAGCCCGTGACCGGCTCGATGGACGACACCATTCGCCAGACGCTCAGGAATCTGAGCGGCTAACCCCACAGGAGAAGCCTCAATGGCATCGCCCGGTCAAAGCACCCTGTTCACCACGTTCACCGAACTGGTGAGCACGACGTATCGCAATCACAAGAAAGAGATTGCCGATAACGTCTCGAACCACAACGCCCTGTTTCGTCGCCTGACGGAGAAGGGTCGCATTCGCCGCGAAGACGGCGGCCTGTCGATCGTTGAAACGCTGGAGTACGCCGAGAACAGCACGTACACGCGCTATTCGGGCTACGACCCGCTCAACGTCGATGCGGTGGACGTGATCTCGGCCGCGGAGTACCCGTGGCGCCAGGTGAGCGTGAACGTCGCGGCCTCGGGCCTCGAGATCCGCTCGAACTCAGGCGAGAATCGCATCGTCAACCTCGTCAAGACGAAGATCAAGAACGCGCAGAAGTCGATGGCGAACGGCCTCGCGGAGGACTTCTACAGCGCCGGCAGCCTGAGCAATCAGGTCGGTGGCTTGCAGTCGATCATCGCGGACGCCGGAACCGGCACCGTGGGCGGCATCGACAGCACCACGAACTTCCCGTTCTGGCGCAACATCGTGCAGTCCGCGGCGGCTCCGCTTCAGGGCGGTTCGGCCATCACCCCGTCTGCCACGACGATCGAGTCGCTGATGCTGCCCCTGTACCTGCGCCTCACGCGCGGCGCGGACCATCCCGACCTGATCGTGATGGATGAGAGCTACTACACGTTCTTCGAGAACTCGCAGACGAGCCTGAAGCGGTACGCCCCCGAGGACGACGGGCAGGCCGGCATGATCGCCATGAAGTACAAGAACGCGGACGTGTTCCACGATTCGGCAGCTTCGGGCATCAGCTCGGCTCACGCCTACTTCATCAACACCGACTACCTCTCGATCGTCGTCCACCAGGACGCCGACATGGAGATCATGCCGGAGTTGCGCAGCGTGAACCAGGACGCGATGGTTGTTCCCGTGATATGGCAAGGAAACCTCGTATGCTCCAACAGGAGCTTGCAGGGAGTCGCGAAAGCCTAGTATTAGGCTGATTCGGCAATCACATGGGCAAGGTTAATCAAGACGCTGTACACTACAACCCGGTTCTCGGGATTGGGGTGTATGTGATGAAACTGATTGACCGGATGGGACAGCGGTATACGCGACTGACCGTGATCGACCGCGCTCAAAACAGGGGCGGGAAGGATCAGAACGCGCGCTGGGTCTGCAAGTGCGACTGTGGCGAAACCGTCACGGCCTACGGGCAAGACCTGAAGCGCGGCAAGGTCAAGAGTTGCGGCTGCTTGAACGACGAGCGGATTGCGGTCCTCGGACACGGCAACAAGACGCACGGCATGACCAACACGAGGGCGTACCGCATCTGGTGCGGAATGCTCTCGCGGTGCAACAACCCCCGTAGCCAGCAATGGGCGTACTACGGTGGTCGCGGCATCAAGGTCTGCGAGCGGTGGCAGAAGTTTGAGAACTTCCTGTCTGACATGGGCTACCCGGAAGATGGCATGTCACTTGATCGCGTGGACGGTGACGGTGATTACTCGCCGCAGAACTGTCGCTGGGCAACGAAGACTGAGCAGTCCGCCAATCGGCGGAATGTTCGGACTTTGACGCACAACGGCATCACCCTGAGCGTTGCTGGATGGGCGCGTGCCCTCGGCATCCATGCGAACACCATGAACGGCCGAATCGTCAATGGCTTCCCCCCGGAAAAGCTCTTTGCGAAAGCGCTCAAGTAACCAATTCTCGGAGAAACGTTAATGGCATTCAGAATCACGGAATCGCTCGTCGGTTTCCAGCCGATCGCGAACACGGAGACGGTGCAGAAGCACCCGCTCGGCACGATCGTCACGGCGGTCGACGAGACGCTCGGTGGCGGTGAGTTCATCTACCTGAAGGGCGTGGCCTCGACGGTGGTGGGCTCGATCGTCAACTACGACGACGGCTTCCAGACGGCGCTCGACACGTCCGCGGTGACGGGTCCGGCCCGCCCGGTGGCAATTGCGATGTCGGCCAACGTCGCGAGTCAGTACGGCTGGTATCAGATCAGCGGCCTCGCGGTGGCGACGAAGGCGAACACGGTCAGCTTCGCGGACGGTGCGGGCCTCGGTGCCGCGTCGGGCCTCGCGGTGGCGGTGGCGACGGGCACGATCCTGCAGGGTGCGGTCGTGCGCACGGTGGCCTCAGCGAAGTCGGACGTGGTGACGGTGGCGCTCGCCATCAACCGGCCTCACGACCCGACCGACGTTTCGTAACTCCCCACTGGGGGCGCGCCCACGGCGCCCCCTCTTTGGAGGCTGGATGGCCCGACCGACGACGACCGTCGTGCAGATGCCGTGGCAGAATCCGCACGCCTCCGCGCCGCTCATTCTCCCCGTGCTGGTGGTGTGCAACACCTCCGACGCGGAACTCGAGCGCAACATCGCGGCGAATGCGGCCCTGCCGCTGCCGTGGGTCGGCTTTCAGCCCGCGCACGGCAAGGTGGCCGTGATGGTCGGTGGCGGCCCGTCGATGGCCGATCACCTCTACGACATTCACGACTGGCAGATGCAGGGTGCGACGGTGTTCGCGATGAACGCCGCGAGCATGTTCCTGCGCGAAGCCGGGATCGCGGTCGATTACCAGGTGCTCGCGGACGCGAAGCCCGAGACCGCCGAACTGGTGGATCCGTGGGCGAAGCATCACCTCGTCGCCTCGCAGGTGGATGCCGCGACGATGGCACGCGCCGAGCGCACGACGCTGTGGCACCTGTGCATCGATGAAACGATGGACCGATTGTTCCCCGTGGAACGTCGCAAGGCCGGCGGCTATGCACTGATCGGCGGTGGTGCGGCGGTCGGTAACTCCGCGATGTGCCTCGCCTACGTGATGGGCTACCGGCGCTTCGAGGTGTACGGCTACGACAGCAGCCATCGCGGGGACGCCTCGCACGCTTACGACCAGCCGATGAATCGCTTCATCCCGGTGGCCGAGGTGCAGTGGGCCGGCAAGACCTATCGCGCGAGTGTCGCGATGAAGGCGCAGGCCGAAAAGTTCCAGATCACCGGGCAGGCGCTCAAGAACGAGGGCTGCGCGATCCACGTTCACGGCAACGGGCTACTCCCGGCAATGTGGAACACGCGCGCCGAGGATCTGGAGGAGTGCGACAAGTACCGGCGCATGTGGTCCACGGACTCGTACCGCAACGTGTCGCCGGGCGAGGAAATCGTCCCGCTGATCCTCGACAAGCTGCGCCCCGCCGGCCTCGTGCTGGATTTCGGCTGCGGCACCGGGCGGGCTTCGCTGGCGCTCGCGAGGGCGGGGCTTGACGTGCTGCTGATCGATTTCGCGGACAACTGCCGCGACGAGGAAGCGATGGGCCTGCCGTTTCTCGAGTGGGATCTGACGCGACCCTTGCCGCCGCACGCGCATTACGGGATCTGCACCGACGTGATGGAGCACCTGCCGCCCGAGTCGGTGGACGTGGCACTCGCGAACATCATGGCCGCGGCGGACCGGGTATTTTTCCAGATCAGCACGACCGAGGACGACATGGGCGTGCTGATCGACCAGACGCTGCACCTGACGGTGCGGCCCCATGCCTGGTGGCGCGAACGTCTCGCGGCGCTGGGTGCTATCGAATGGGAGGACGATCAGACGGTCGCCTCGCTGTTCATTGTGAGGAGTCACGCATGTCAATCGCACTGATGCCCCAGCGCCCGCCGTTCATCACCTTCGAGCAGCGCGCCATTGAAGATCGTGACGCCTCGATCAAGTCGGGCGGGATCGTGATGCGCGATGTCGACTACGTGATCGTGCGGCAGGTGGGCAGCAAGGATACCGTCGAGAAGGATGCCGTCGAATGGCTCGCGGACCTCGATCGGATGGTCGCGCTGCGCAGCTATCCGGCCGAGTGGGCGCGGCACTTCCGCGACAAATACGACGCGTTCAAGAAGGGCCAGAGCGAGCCTGAACTGGGCCTGTCGGTGCGCCAGTGGCCGTCGCTGTCGAAGGCGCAGGCCGAAAATCTCATCAACGCCGGGGTGCGCACCGTCGAAGACGTGGCGGACATGAACGAGCCGACCATGCAGCGCGTCGGCATGGGTGCGCGGGAACTGAAGAAGAAGGCCGCGACCTACCTCGCGAGCCGCGACGCGAACAAGGCCAGCGAGCAGATCACGGCGCTCACGGTGCAGATCGAGGACCGCGACACGCGCATTGCGAGCCTCGAGGCGCGACTCGCGGCCCTTGAGACGAAGAAGCAGCGCGCATGAACCTGCTCGCCATCGTCCGGGCCGCGTGCGCAGAACTGACCCTGCCGCAGCCCTCCGCGGTGGTGGGCAGTACCGAGGCTGTTTCGGCACAGATGCTCGCGCTCGCGAACAGCGAGGGGCGGGATCTGGCGCGCCGGTATGGGTGGGAAGCACTCACGCACGAGGCCACCTGGACGACCGTCGCGACCGAATCGCAGGGCACGCTGGCGAGCATCATCGGCGGCACGCAGGAACTGCGCTATATCGTCAATGACACCCTGTGGAACCGCAGCACGGGTGAGCCGATCGTCGGTCCACGCGCTCCGCGCATCTGGCAGTCCTACAAGGCCGTGACGTTCTCGGCGCCGGTCTACGAGTACCGGCTGCGGGGCGGCAATCTGCTGATCCTGCCGGTGCCGACGGCGGGGCATACGGGCGCGTTCGAGTACGTCTCGCGGTGCTGGTGTACCGACGTGAGCGGGGCCACCTACAGGACGGCGTTTGCGGCCGATACCGACGTGCCGCTGCTCGATGACGAACTGATCCTCGCGGGGTTGCTGTGGCGCTGGCGCAAGGCGAAGGGGTTCGACTACGCCGAGGAACTGCTGCACTACGAGCGGCAGGTGGCCGACGCGATGGCGCGGGATGGTTCCAAGCCCGTGTTGAGCCTGAATGGCGGCGGGGATTCCAACGTCGAAGTGGCGATTCCGCGGGTGATCGGGGCGTGAGAACCGCCGCCCTCACCCGTCCCCGTGGCGCGCCGCGCTCGCAGTCGGCATCGCTGCCGCCTCCGGTGGGCGGCCTCAATGCGCGCGATTCGGTGGCGAACATGAAGCCCGAGGACGCGCTGCTGCTCGACAACTGGTTTCCGGGCGATACCGACGTGCGGGTGCGGAACGGCTACGAGGCGTTTGCGACCTTCACGGGGGATTGCGAGACGGTCATCGTCTACGGGGGCCTGACCGGGCAGAAGGTATTCGTGGCCGTGAACACCACGGCGGACCTCATCATGGAGGCCACCGCGGGCGGCGCGCTCTCGACGGCGGTGGTCGGTTCGACCGGCCCCACGGTGCAGGCGCTCACATCGGCACGCTTCGACTATGTGAACTTCCCCACGGTGGGCGGGAACTACCTGTCGTGCGTGAACGGCACGAATACGCCGCTCGAGTACGACGGCACGACCTGGAGTGCCGCGTCACTCACCGAGGCGGGGCTCACCTCGTCTAACCTGTTCACCTGTGCGGTGTACGCCGAGCGGGTCTGGTACGGCGAGAAGAACACCTTCAACGTCTACTACCTGCCGGTGCGAACGAAGTCCGGCGCGATGACGAAGCTGAACACGGGCAGCCTGTTCAAGTTGGGCGGCGCGCTCAATTCGATCATCACCGTGACCGACGCGGCCGACAGCCTGACCGACTACATCGGCTTCGTGTCGACGATGGGCGAAGTGGTGGCGTTTGCCGGCACGGACCCGTCCGACGCAACGCTGTGGCAGCGCGTGGCGCACTTCCGCATCGGCCGCCCGGTCTGCACCGGGCAGCGCTCGTGGGTCAAGTACGGGGCCGACGCGCTGATCGTCTGCGCCGATGGCGTGGTGTCGATGCGGCAGGCCATTGCGGATAATCGGGCCGACAGCGCCAGCAACATCAGCGACCGCATCGACCCGGTGCTGATTGAAGACGTGCGCTATCACGGCGCGCGGTTCGGCTGGCAGATCGAAGTGCATCCCGTCGGCTCGAAGCTGATCGTCAATGTGCCGACCGTCGAGAACAGCACCTCGCGGCAGTACGTGATGAACACCCGCACGAACCGCTGGTGCCAGTACACGGGCTGGAACGCATTCTGCTTCGGGGTCAGCAAGGACACGCTGTACTGGGGCGGGGCTGGAAAGCTCGTCACGGCCGACAGCGGCGCCGATGACGGCGGGGACGCAATCGAGGCGAGCGCGCGGCAGGCGTACAGCTATTTCGGCGCGCGCGGCAAGACGAAGCTCATGCAGATGCTGCGCCCGATCCTCGCGATTAGCGGCAGCGCTGAAATCGCCGTCGGCGTGGACGTGGATTATGCCGAAAACGCCACGCTGACCAACCAGACGATCACAGGCGGCTCGGGCGATCCGTGGGGCGGGGTGTGGTCCGCGGCGTGGTCGCAGGCTGCCACCGTCTACCGGCAGTGGTTCCCGGTGATCGGTGAGGGATTCGCCATCGCGCCGCGGCTGCGCGTGACGGTCGATGGGGTGGGCGTGACGTGGAGCGCGACCGATGCAGTCTACGAAAGCGGAGGCCGTCTCTAGGTGTCGCATCATCCTCAACGAGCGCGACCGACTGGCAGCCTGGGCGCAGGCGCGCATCCCGCACGTCCCCTCGTGGGGCGAGTGGTGCGAGGCGATCGGCCTCGAGCGCGACGGCGAGTTGCTGGCCGTGGTGGTCTACAACCTGTTTTCGGGAGCGGACATCGCCATGCACATTGCGGCGGTGCCAGGGCGACGTTGGATGACCCGCGAATTCCTGCGCGTGGCATTCCGCTACCCGTTCGTGCAGCTCGGCTGCCGCAGGGTGACGGGCTACGTGCCGGCGTCGAATGCAGATGCTCTGAGATTCGATTTGCACATCGGCTTCGTGCGCGAGGGGTTGATGCGCGAGGCGCTGGAGACGGGCGAGGACGTGGTGGTGCTCGGAATGCTGAAAACGGAATGCAGGTGGCTTGAATGAAAATCTACACGCGCGTCGTGATCGACATGGCAACGAGCGAAGTGCTCGAGGCCGACTGGTACGACTACGACGGTCCGGTGGCCGAGTGCAAGAAGGGCGGCAAGAAGCCGAAGACGCCCGATCCGGCCGCCGTGGCGGCTGCGCAGACGCAGAGCAACCAGGACACGGCGTCATATAACGCGGCGCTGAACCGGACGAACACCTACACCCCGCAGGGCTCGAGCGAGTTCACGGTGACGGGCACGGACCCCTCTGGCGCGCCGATCTACCGGCAGGACGTGAAGCTCGCCCCCGACGCGCAGGCCCTCTACGATCAGCAGATGGCGCAGTCGCGCGAACTCGGCAACGTCGCGCAGGGCATGATGGGCCGCGTCGACAGCACGCTCAGTCAGCCGCTCGACACGTCGAAGGTGCCGCAACTGTTCGGTGCGGACGATCTGCTCGGCGCGCGGCAGCAGACGCAGGACGCGCTCTACAACCGGCAGGCGGCCTATCTCGATCCGGCGTGGCAGCAGCGCGAGTCGCAACTGGAGACGCAACTCGCCAACAAGGGGGTCGTTGAAAACGATCCCGCGTGGAACAACGCGCGCGACCAGTTCAACCGCGAACGGACCTTCGACTACTCGCGGGCGCGCGAGGGCGCAATTACGGGTGCGCTGCCGGAAATGGCGTTCCTCGCCGACACGGCGCGCGGCAATCGGGCGCAGGGCATGAACGAACTGTATGCCGAGCGGGCGCTGCCGCTGAATGAGTTCAACGCGCTGCGGGCCTCGTCGCAGGTGGACATGCCGCAGTTCGCCGGGGCGGCGGGCGTGAACATGGGCAATACAGACGTGGCGGGCAACTACTGGAACGCCTTCGACGCCAACATGGCGAAGTACAACGCGAGCCAGGCGGGAGCGAACAACCTGATGGGCGGGCTGTTCGGGCTGGGCAGCGCGGCGCTCACGGGGGCGGGTGCTGCCGGCGGATTCGGCGCGCTGTTCTCCGACGAACGCCTCAAGGAGAACGTCGAGAAGGTCGGCCGGTTGCCGGGTGGTCCGAACGTCTACGAATACGAGATGAAGGGCGACCCGACCGACGAGCGGCAGATCGGCGTGATGGCGCAGGAAGTCGAGCGCACGCAGCCTGAGGCGGTCATGCGCGACCCGAGCGGGTATCGAAAGGTGGACTACGCGCAGGTGATGGCGAAGGCCATGCGCAAAGGAGGCCGCCGTGGCGCGTAACGTCCGAATCGTCACCGGGGTTCCCGGCCAGATCGAGCGACAGCAGGAACTCGCGGACGCCTTGACCGTCCGCGCGCTGCGCTCGCGCGTCCCGCAGCAGGGCGGACCGGTGCAAGTGAAGATGTCGCCGTGGGAAGGGGTCGCGCAGCTCGGCGAAGCGTGGATCGCCAGTCGCGCGCGCGGCAAGGCCGACGACCTCGCCTCGGCGGACGTGGAACGCCAGAAGGCCGCCAACGAGGCGATGATTCGCCAGCTTGCGGGCGAGCAGGGTCCGCGCCGGCTGACCGAGCAGGGCCAGCCCACGGGCGCGCCGATCGAGGCACCGCTCGACATGGAGACGGGCCGCCCGATGCTGCTCTCGGACAAGGCGCAGACGCTTGCCGCGGCGATGGGCGGCATGGATCCGTACCAGAGTGGGACCGCGCTCGGCGGGGCGATGATGCAGCAGGCGCTCTCGACGCCGAAGTACGAGCGCGTCGACTTGGGCGACTCGATCGGCGTGGTGGACGAGCGCGGGCAGGTGATCCACCGCATCCCGAAGGGCGCCACGCCCGACACGCGGGTGCGTGAGGAAGGCGCGAACCAGCGCCACCAGATCCCCAGCGGCTCGGCGCAACTCGGCGCGAACGTATCCATGCGCGGACAGGACATCAGCGCGGGCACGGCGGCGCGCGGGCAGAACCTGACCTATGACGCGGCGCTGCGGGGGCAGGAAGCCGCAGCCGCACGTCCACAAGCCGAGGCCGCAGCAGCACAGGCCGCGAAGGCTGGTGAGGTCGAGAAGGTCTGGAACATGTATTCCACCGCTCGCGAGGGCGTGATGGGCGGCCTTAGCAATACCAGCACGGGGCCGATCGCCGGACGCATTCCGGCCGTCACGGCGAACCAGCAGATTGCCGAAGGTGGCGTGGCCGCAATGGCGCCGGTCCTGAAGCAACTGTTCCGGGTGGCGGGCGAGGGCGTGTTCACCGACCGCGATCAGGCGCTGCTGCTCGACATGGTTCCGAAGCGCACCGACCGCCCTGACGCTCGGGAAGCAAAGATGGCGAACATCGACGCCATCGTGCGCGCCAAGCTCGGCCTGCCCCCGGAACAGGCAATGCCCTCGGCCGCTCCTGCGGACCCGGCCGTTTCAGATCGCGCGAGGGGCTACTATGAACGACGGCCTTAAGGCAGCGGACCACCTGCGCGCCCTGCAACGGGCGCTGGCGGCGGGAGACACCGAGGCGGCCGACTACATCCGGCAGCAAGCCATTGCCGCTCAGGAAGCCGAGGACCGGACCGAATACAACCCTTCGGCCGGTAACTCGTTCGGGCAGAACCTGCGCGAAGGGGTCGGACGCGGGATGGTGAACGTCGGGCGGCACCTCGGCAACGTCGCGGGCCTGGTCGATGACGAGCAACTGGCCGAATCGAAGGCACTCGACGCCCCACTGATGCAGACCGGCGGCGGTCAGGTCGGGTCGATGGTCGGTGAGGTCGCAGCAACGGCCCCGCTGATGGTCGGCGGGGCTGGCCTGCTCGGTCGGGTCGGGATGGGTGCGAAAGCCCTCGCCAACCCGATCACGCGCGGCGTGGCGGAAGGCGTGGCGCAGGGCGCGTTGATGGCCGATCCCGGCCAGAAGGCCGAGGGGGCGCTGCTCGGCGGCGCGCTCGGTGGCGTGCTGCCCGCAGCGGGGGCCGTAGCGGGCAAGGTCGCGCACGGCATCAAGCGCACGCCCGAGGCGCAGCTACTGCTCGACAAAGGCGTGGACCTGACGCCGGGGCAGATGAACCCGAGCGGCATCCTGAACCAGATGGAGGAAAGCTGGCAGTCCGTACCTGGGGTCGGCGCGGTGATCCGCGGCGCGCGGGACAATGCGCAGAACTCGTTCCAGCGGGTCGCGGCTGAAACTGCTGCCGCTCCCGGCGCGCGCATCGCGGCGGGCGAGGCCGACGACATGCTGGCCGCGGCCTATCGGTCCTTCGAGCCACTGTACGATCAGGCGAAGGGCTTCCCCGTTCCGCCGCAAGTCACGGCGCAACTCGGTCCCGCCTTCGATGCGGTCACGGCCACGACGGCGGTGCCCGCCAGCGCCACGGCCAGCGCGTCCGGGTTCCTGAAGAATCAGTTAACCCGCGCGGTGAGCTCCAGCGATGATTTGCTGGACATGCGCAGCGCGATCCGCACGCGGGCGCGCAACCTGCGCAACTCGCCGGGATCGAACCCGGACCACATCGACGCGGCCGATCTGCTCGAGGCCGCCGAGGCCGAACTGACCAAAGCGATCGAGGCCGTAGTGCCGCCGGACGGCTTGCAGGCGCTGCGCACGGCCGACAGCCGCTACGGGATCTACAAGACGCTGGAGGACGCCGTGGCGCGGTCGAAGGACACGCCCGGAGGGTTTACCGCGGCCAAGCTCTCCGAGGCCGTGGCAAGCGGCAACCGCGGCTTGGGCAAGGGATCCTATGCTCGGGGTGGTGGTGGCCCGCTGCGCGAACTGAGCAATGCGGGAACGGCAACGATGAACGTGCGCAGCCCGCCCACCGGACAGCGATTGGCGGCCATCGGCCTGCCGATCGTCGCGGGCACGGCGGCGCCCGAATTTGCGGTCCCGGCCGGCGCGGCGCTGCTCGGCGCGGTGGGGACGCAGACAGGGCGGCGGGCAATGGCGGGGCTGACCAGGCCGCAACTTCAGGCGCAAGCGATGGAGGAAGCGTATCGGCAGAGGCTGAGTCAGCCGGCGCGTGACGTGACCGCGCAATATCTGCGGCGGGCGCTCGTGAGCGGCCTGCTGCCGCAGGGCTAGCGCATGTACAGCGCCGCGAGAATCAGCACCGCAAGCACTCCACCGATCAGCACGAGCGGGGCGGTCAGGTCGCGGCGCTCGGCCTCGTTCGACGGAATGATGGCGTGCGGTGTGTACAGCCACCGCTTGATCCGTCCTGCCGGGATGACCCGGCGCAGCGCCCGCGCAAGCAGCACGGCAAGGCCGAACAGCAATACCGCCGCAACGGGTCGCAGGATGATCGCCAGCGGGTCGGGCATGGCCGCGAACATAGCACAACTGGAGCAGACCTAAATGGCAGGATTCGACGGCAGCGGTAACTACACCCTCACCTACACCTGGGCGACCGAAGCGGCCAGTCCGCCGATCGCGATCTCGAAGCTCGATACGGAAATGGCCGGCATCGCCACGGCGCTGAGTCTGTGCGTGCTCAGGAACGGCAACGGGGTGCCCACGGCGGCAACCCCGTGGAACGGCCAGCGCATCACGGGGCTGGGCAATGCCTCGGCGGATACCGACGCGCTCAACCGCACGACCGCCGACACGCGCTACGGCGTGAAGTCGAGCGGCAGCTTCACGATGCGCATGGGGAACGTGCTCGACAACACGGACTATGCCACCGGCACGGCGTACTGGACGCTGCAGGGCAATATCGCCGTGGTGCGGCTGCCGTATCTGGTGGCCACCACGACCGCGACCTCGTTCTACCTGCGCGGCTTCCCGGCCGACATCACGCCGAGCCTCACCGGCAATGTCTGGCAGTCGATCGTCTGCCCCGGCTACATCAACGGCAACCACGCCGCGGTGGCGGTGGACGTGGGCGAGACGACCTACTGGCAGGTGCGCGCGATGACGACCGCCTTTGACGGCTCGAGCAGCGCGAAGGGCATCGGTGGTAACGAAACGACCATCGCGCCGGTCATCACGTTCATGGTCGCGGATTGATCCGACTCGCCATTCTGCTGCTGCTCGCGTTCCCCGCCCGCGCCGAACTGGCGCTTGAGGCGGGGGCCGCGGTGCTGCGCGGCGAGGCGGTGGCGGGGGGATTGTCGTGGACGCAGCCGCTCGGGCCGGTGCGCGCCGAGGTGGGCGTGCTGTGGGCCGATCAGACGATCGCCTACGCGATGGCGTGGGACCGCTACCGGGCGCTCGAGCTTGGCCTCGGGGCGGCGCATATAGACAACCCCGCCCCGTACACCTGCCACGCCACGGCGGCGCTCGGCGTGCGCTATCGTAGCGCGCGGTGGTCGGTGCAGTGGCGGCACTTCTCGACGTGGCAATCGTGCAGCCCGAACTACGGGCGGGATCTGCTCACGGTCGCGTGGCGCCTATGAGCACCTTCATCGACGGCAACCTCGATCCGTCGCGGGCGTACTACCTGCTCAAACTTCAGGATGCGGCACAGCGCGGGATGGCGAACAACTGGCCGCAGCCACGCTGGGTCAAGTATCGCGCCGACGATGATTTCGTGTTCGTGATGGCGTGGATGAACCGCGCCTGTGCGGATCGGTTCTATCCCAACGTCTCGCCGCAGCGCGTCATCGGTCACTGCGATCGGTCCTGCCACACCGACGAGCGGGCCGCGCGCTACGCGATCACCGACCAGCAGGCCGTCGATCGGCCAGGGCTGATTGTCGAGTGTGACGAGCCGGACCCGAACGGCGGCACCGTGCGCGTCCTCAAATTCGCCTATCGGGTCAACGCCGATGG